CGCCGCCAATGTAGGGGATCACATTGTCCACGATCTCCGGCATACGGTCAAAGGTCTTGCCTGCACCAGAAATGGCCTGATAGGTGCACACCAGTGCCTTGCTGACGCCGAAGTCTTTCATCAGTGGGTGCAGTGCGGGAACATAGCTCTGCAGGCTGCAGTTGGACTTGACGGCAATAAAGCCGCGCTTGGTGCCCAGACGCTTGCGCTGTGCGGGGATAATCTCGATGTGGTCGGCGTTGATCTCGGGCACCACCATGGGTACGTCCGGGGTGAAGCGGTTTGCACTGTTGTTGGACACCACCGGGCATTCAGCCTTGGCATAAGCTTCTTCCAGAGCCTTGATCTCGTCCTTGGGCATATTGACTGCACAGAAGATAAAATCCACCTGCGAAGCAACTTCCTCTACCTTGGAAGCGTCCAGAACCATCATCTTCTTCACGCTCTCCGGCACGGGGACAGTCATAGCCCAGCGGGGACCGACAGCTTCCTCATAGGTCTTGCCGGCGCTGCGGCCGGATGCGGCCAGAACGGTCAGCTTGAACCAGGGGTGATTTTCCAGCAGCGTCACAAAACGCTGACCGACCATACCAGTCGCACCTACGATACCCACTTTATACTGTTTTTCCATTTCCAGCACCTTTCCTTTCGTGAAAGCGAACTCAATAAATATTTCTATTACATAGATTCACGGCTTGCAAACCGGACAGCGATGCAATATAATAGATACTGTTTATACAGATTTTATGATATCATTGATACGGTGTCCGTGTCAATCATCGGAAAGGCAAATTGCACACTATGTTAAAAAAAGATTTTTGGTATGATTTACCCAAAGAGCTCATTGCACAGGAGCCGGCTGACCCCAGAGATTCTGCACGGCTGATGGTGCTGAGCCAGAAAGACGACAGCATCCAGCACAAGATCTTCCACGATCTACCGGAATTTTTAGAGCCGGGCGACCTGCTGGTGGTAAACAATTCCAAGGTCCTGCCTGCCCGCATCGTGGGCGTCAAGCAGCCCACCGGTGCTGTGTGTGAGCTGCTTTTGCTGCGTCAGGTCAAAGGTGACCAGTGGGAATGTCTGGCAAAGCCCGGCAAGCGGATGCAGCCCGGCACGAAGGTGAGCTTTGGTGACGGCAGTCTGACCGCCGTGGTGGACGAGACTATGGAGGACGGCAACAAGTACGTTACATTCTATTACGATACCGAGACCCTTTATGAAAAGCTGGACGAATTTGGCAAAATGCCTCTGCCGCCCTATATCACCAAGCAGTTGGAGGATCAGAGCCAGTACCAGACCGTCTATGCCAAGGAGCTTGGCAGTGCTGCAGCCCCTACGGCCGGTCTTCATTTCACGCCGGAGCTGATGGATACCATCCGCGCCAAGGGCGTGAACATTGCCGAAGTGACCCTGCATGTGGGTCTGGGTACCTTCCGCCCTGTACAGGAGGACGAGATCGCGGATCACAAAATGCACAGCGAATGGTACTGCATCGACGAAAAAACGGCGCAGATGATCCGCGATACCAAGGCTGCCGGTCACCGTGTGATTGCCGTGGGTACCACCAGCTGCCGCACGCTGGAAGCCGTTGCCGCAAAGTACGGCGAGATCCGCGCCTGCAGCGGCAACACTTCTATCTTCCTGTATCCAGGCGTGAAGTTCAACTGCATCGACGGCCTGATCACCAACTTCCACCTGCCGGAAAGCACCCTTATCATGCTGGTGTCGGCCCTGTATGGCTACGAAAAGACCATGGCGGCCTATAAGGTGGCTGTGGAGGAACGTTATAGATTCTTCTCTTTTGGCGATGCTATGCTGATAGTTTGATACAAAATTCGCGCTTTTTGCGATATTTGTATGTAGAAAAAAGTAAAGACCCGATGGCGATTATGCCGTCGGGTCTTTTGTCATTTCAGGATGAAAGTGTGTGAGAGGCCGTTCTTGAACACGATGGTTTGCACCCGGCCATCGTAGATCGTGATGTTCTCGATGATGCTCATAACGAACGAACGCAGGACCTCCCGCGACACCGTCGTCGCCAGCCGCTTGTAGTAGATATAGGTTCGGCCTTCGAGCTTCTGTGTAAGAATGAACTTTGATGCCGCATGAACGAACTCCTCGTCCGACACATCCTTCTCGTCCGCGTTTGACATGACCATGCCGATCTGCTCATTGACCTCAGCAAGCTGGCTCATCAGCTTCTCTCGCTGGATGATGTAGTCCTTCTGAGAGATGGAGTCGTCTGAGTACAAGTAGAGATTTTGAAGGCGTTCCGCCGCCCGCTCTATCCTTGTCTTTTCCGTATTCAGGTTTTCCAGCTCTATGTCTGACACGACAGGCTTCTTCCTGACCTCAACGCTACTGTCGAATGGGGCCTTCTCCGTCAGCCCGGAGGCCAGCATATTGTAGAGATCGTCCAGTCCTGCCCGCTCGATACCATCGACATCCCTGAATGTACTGCCTGAGAGCAGCATCTTCTCCATATCCTCCACGGAGTTTATGCTGTCGAAGTTTTTCTGGACGTTCAGCATATTTAGGATGTAGTTGAACACGAACTCGCCCAAGACCACCTCTGAGGTGGCCCTGCCTTTGCACAGATATTCGCTCCTGCGCTTTGTCGGACAGACGTAGACAGACCAGCGGATGCCGTCTTGGTCTGCTGGCCTGATGGTAGATGTCATCGCGTGGCCGCAGTTGCCGCAGATGACCAGCCCGCCGAAAACATGGACGTTCTTTTTCTTGGAGTATATACCGCGCCGCTCGCATTCAAGCCGCCTGTTCTCCTTCAGAATCCGCACGATTTCTTCCTTTTGCTCTCGGCTGATGATAGCCGGGTGGTGGTCCTTGACCGTAATCCACTCCGATTCCTTCTTCCGCTTCTGCCTGTCGCCATCCTTCAGGACGTTGTAACGGTAGTCTCCGCAGTAGAAGATGTTGCGCAGGATGATGAGCAGGGTTGAAGGGGAGTAGGTACAGCCTGTCCGGGTGCGGTAGCCATGGCCGTTGAGGTATCTGGCGAGAGAAACCAGCGACCGCTCCTGCTCGTACTTGTCGTGGATGATTTTGACCACTGCCGCCTCGCTCTCGTTGATGGTGAACGTCTTGGTTTCCGGGTCATAGTCATAGCCCAGCGGGACGCGGCCGCCGTTCCACTGTCCGTTTGCTGCTCTGGACAGCATTGCTGCCGTCACGCGCTCCGAAGTCATGTTACGCTCCAGCTCCGCGAATATCAGGATGATTTTGAGCATTGCCTCGCCCATCGCAGAGCTTGTGTCGAACTGCTCGTTCTTGCTGACGAAGACCACTCCAAGCTGCTTCAGCTCGCTGTACATTGTGGCGAAGTCCAGCAGGTTACGGCTGATACGGTCGATTTTCCATACGAGGATATGCGTGAACACCCCCAGCCTGACCTGCTGCATCATCTCCTGAAACTTTGGACGGTCTGTATTCTTGCCCGAATAGCCCGCATCCTCATAGACAACGTAGTCCTCCGTGTTCAGGATGAGCCGCGCGTAGTTGATGAGGTCTTGCCGCTGCATCGGCAGGGAGTCCTTGTCTATCTGGTGCAGGGTCGATACGCGGGTGTATATTGCCACGCGGGGCTTATCAGGCAGCTTTACCTTTGCCATGCTATGTCACTCTCCATCTAAAGCTAAAATAAGGCCCTCTAAGGCCGTCTTCAACCGATTCAACAACTTTCCCACATCTTGAGTCAAAACGCCCTCAATGCAGCTCTCTCGCGCGGATATGACTGACCCGCTGGAAAATTCAAATTCTCCATACAAAAATGACCGTCTGATTTTGTCAGGCGGCCATTTTCGTATACAGAACCTTGCCAAGTTCCGCATACGAACATTTTTGAGCAGGAGATTCCTTCAGCATCGGCAGCGTCAAGAGGCCATCATGCGCGAATGGCTCGACAGCTTTCATGTCTGCAACGTAGAAGTCCCAGAGCAGCATATTTTCGATGCTGTCTCCCGGCGACATCCCGCGCCACACACCAAAAACAGCCACGCTGTCGCTGCTGGAAAAATCCAGCTTGAACGTGATATGTTCCGGGTGCTCGCCATCCTCTGACTGCGTATAGGCCGCAGCTTTGAAGACGATTCTGCCCTCCGAGATCAGCCGATGAAATCGCTTAGTCTGATTATCCGACATCTTTTGCTTCGGCCTCCTGAGCCGCATTGGAATCGACCATGCCATCAAGATACGCTTCGAGCCTGACCTTCTGCTCGTTCGAGATGGACCTGTACTTCAGCAGGAGAGCGGCCTCGCGTGGATTCGCTGCGCTCGTCTGATTTCCTGACGTTTCTACGTTGCCAAATGCCAGCCAGTCCATCGACACGCCAAAGAACTCCGAGAAGCGGACGAGAGCTTCTACCGATGGACGACCCTTGCCCTTCTTCCAGTCGGAGAATGCCGAGTTGGAGAGACCAAGCTCTTTCTGGAGTTGCTTCTGGTTCATCCCGGACTGCTCCTGAAGCATGATAAGGCGTTCCAAAATTGTACTCATAATAACCTCCTTAAAAATAGCTGGAAAATTCCAATAATAATATTGACTAACTGGAAGATTCCAGCTATAATTAAGTTACAATCACTTACTCAAATATCCCACCGACCAAGTGGATGTAATCTGATTGTATCATTTTACTTGTAAAAAGTAAATTAAAAATGATGAGAAGGAGGCGCAAAATGATGGCAAGACCCCTGCCGCAGTGGTGTAAGAATGTCAAAATCGAGCTTGTGCGGCGCGATATGAGCATTTCTGACCTCGCAAAGCTCGTTGGCCTGACGAAGCAGTACACATCTGGCATCGTCAGTGGCCGCAATTACTCCGAAGCCGCTGTCAAGAACATCAGCGATGCCTTGAACATCCCTGACAGTCCGTATCAGTGATTACATCGTAACACAGGAGGAACCCAAAGAAAATGGGAAGAGACTGCTCAAAAGCGAGCGGAAATGTGTACTTTGAGGCTAGAAAAGCTGCCGCAGAATACGACGACAGGCTTTACAGCCGCGAAAAGGCCGCCGAACTCCTCGGCGTAAGCGTGTCCACCCTCGCTGATTACGAAAATGGCAACACCAAATTCGTCCCGGTTGACAAGGTCGTCCTTATGGCTGATCTGTACCATCAGCCGGAGCTGAAGACCTGGTACTGCAAGCACGAGTGCCCGATTGGAGCGTGTATGCCGTTCTGCACCAAAACCAGTAGCATCGCAATGGCAGCCCTGAAAGTGCTGAAAGGGCTGGATGACTCGAAAATCGACAGTCTGCGCCATCGCATCATTGATGTGGCCGCAGATGGACAGGTCGATGCCAGCGAGAAGCCTGAACTCGCTGAGATTTTGAAGAATGTGGACGAGATCGCTCTTGCGATGAACGAGGTCCGGCTCGTCTGCGAAAAAGAACTGGGGTAGTCAAATGAACGCCGACAAGCTGAGAGAAATCCTTCGTATTGAATACGGCATCCGCTCCGATGAGGAGCTGTACGATGCTGTTGAAAGGATGGAACCGCTCAACATCGGCCTGTTCACGACACCCATCAAGCAGAAAGGAGTCCGCAATGCCCGCACCGAAAAATAACCAGCTCGCCACCGTTGCCAGCATCAAGGGAATGCTTGCGCGGGACGACATCAAGACCCGCTTCAACGACATCCTCGGCAAGAAGTCCAGCCAGTTCATGGCCTCGCTCGTGAACGTCGTGGCCGCATCCCCGCAGCTTAAAGCGTCCGAACCGAACTCGATCATGGCTGCCGCATTTGTCGCCGCGTCGTTCGACCTGCCTATCGACAGCAACCTCGGCTTCAGTGCCATCGTTCCGTTCAACAAAAAGACCTGCATCAATGGCCAGTGGGTGAAGCAGAGCCTCGCCCAGTTCCAGATGATGTACAAGGGCTATATCCAGCTCGCCATCCGCAGCGGCGAGTATGAGAAGATGAACTGCGCTGAGGTTTATGCGGACGAGCTTGTCAGCTACAACCCCATCACCGGCGAATGCCGGTTTGTTGACGACTTCTCGGCTTGCAAGTTCCGCAATGAGGGCAAGACCGACAAGATTATCGGCTACTACGCATGGTTCCGGCTCCGCTCCGGCTTCACCAAGGAGCTGTATATGAACAAGGCCGAAATCAACAACCACGCGCAGAAATACAGCCAGTCGTACCGCTACGACATCAACGATGGCAAGCAGTCCAGCCGGTGGTCTACCGATTTTGACGCGATGGCAAAGAAAACGGTCATCAAGCTCCTGCTGAGCAAGTGGGGCATCTTGTCCGTCGAGATGCAGAAGGCCATTGAGGACGACCAGAAGGTGTATGAGGTGGACAGCACCGAGCAGTACAGCGACAACCAGCCTGATGTCGCTGAGGCTGAGAATCCGTTCACGCCGCCCGCCATCGAAGCCCCGAAAAATGAAATCCAGCCTGTGCCTGAAGTCGAAACGCTGGAAGAGCTTGATATTATGGAGGAATAAGGAACATGGGAGCATTTGTGTTGACCTCGGAGAACTACTACTCGCAGGAAGCCAACAAGGAATACCTGAGCGTAAGCCAGTATAAGCAGTTCGTCGGAACGTATGGCCGCCGTGGGTGCGAGTTTACTGCGCTTGAGGAGCTGAATGGCCGCTGGCAGCAGAAGAAGAACTCTGGCATGATGATCGGCAGCTACGTTGACAGCTACGTCGAGGGTACGCTGGACGAGTTCAAGAAGAACAACCCCGAAATCTTCAAGAAAGACGGAACCCTGAAGGCTGACTTCGCCAAGGCTGAGCAGGTCATTGCCCGCATTGAGCGCGACCCCTTCTTCATGTCTACGCTGGCTGGCGAGAAGCAGGTCATTATGACCGGCGAGCTTTTTGGTGCCAAGTGGAAGATCAAGATGGACAGCTATTTGCCCGGCACGGCCATCGTTGACCTGAAGGTCATGGCATCCCTAACCGAGCACAAGTGGGTCAAGGACCTTGGCTACCTCGAATTTATCCGTTACTGGGGCTACGACATTCAGGGTGCCGTGTATCAGGAAATCGTTCGGCAGAACACCGGTCTGCGGCTGCCGTTCTATATCTCTGGCGTATCCAAGGAAGAAGAACCTGACATCCGCGTCATCCAGATCGAGCAGAACTTCCTCGATGAAGCTCTGGCTGCTGTGGAATCGAATATGCCGCGCATTGTCCAGCTCCGCAACGGCGATGTCGAGCCTGACCGCTGTGAGATGTGTGACTGCTGCCGTCATCACCGCATTCTGACCGCCCCCATCAGTCTTAGTGCGCTGAATGCCTCTATTTGACTATTATAGCCGGAAAGGGGGTGGTATCTATGGCTTGGGTCAAGGTGTATGAAGCCGTTATCGGCCCCAAGCTCCGAACGCTTGCAAACGACATTGGCTGCTCTCAGAACGAAGCCCTCGGCATTCTCGTTCGACTGTGGGTCTGGGGTATCCGAAATGTCAACGCTGCCGGTGAAATCATCGGCGGGAGTGAAGCCGACATCGAGGCTATCATCCAAACTGGCCTCGACAATAGGTATTCATCCAAAACTGTCATTCGTGCGATGAAAGATTCCGGCTGGCTCGATGCTGAAGATGGCTGTATCTGTCTTCACGACTGGGGAGAATGGCAAGCACAGTGGTATAAGGATGTTGAGCGGAAGGGAAGGGACGCAGAGCGAAAGCGCAAAGAACGCGCCCGAAAGAAGTCTCCTGCCCCTGTCGTGCTTGATGAACCTGCTGCTCCAGCAAAAGTCGTTCCAAAGGCATCCTACCCGGAAGGCTTTGAGAAATTCTGGGATGCCTACCCACGGAAGGTCGGCAAAGGGGAAGCGTACAAGAAATATTGTGCGCGTGTCAACGATGGCTGGGGAGAGAATGAGTTGCTTGAGGCCGCCGTAGCTTACGCTGTGAGCGTTGAGCAGAACAAAACCGACAAGCAGTTCATCAAGCACCCGAAGACGTTCCTGTCCGACGCTACGCCGTTCACCGACTACCTGAAACACGCCGAGCCAACGGTCTCTACCGCCGCAAGCAACGACCCATACGCAGATTGGAGGTAACTCGTGCCTGAACTAAAAAAATGTCCCTTGTGCGGTGACACTGTGGAATTTGAAATCGACTTTCCGACCTTTGATGGCACCGGCAAGACGGTAAAGCGTATCGTGCCAAAACGGTGCGCCTGCTCTTTGAAAAAGGAGGAAGAGCTCAAACGGCAGATGGAGCTGTACAGCCGCAAGCGTGAAGTTGAACGGCTCCGCAGCCTTAGCCTGATAGATGCCAAAGCCCAGAATGTCACGTTTGAAAGCTGTGAGCAGACCGATGGCAATGCGCGGGCATTGAAAATCGCAACCCTGTATGTTGCCAAGTTCGATGACCTCAAGGCCACCGGGCAGGGCGTAATGTTTTACGGCGATGTCGGGACCGGGAAGTCGTATATTGCGGCAGCCATTGCCAATGAGCTGATGGCAGAGCTGCATACCGTAGTGATGACCTCGTTCCCGAACATCCTCGAACGCGCCCTCGACTTCGACAGCAACAGCCTCGATTTTGCCAGCCGTGCCGAACTGCTCGTCATAGACGATCTCGGTGCAGAGCGCAGCACCGATTTTGCCCTTGAGCAGATGTACAAGGTCATCGACGACCGCTACCGTAGTAAGCGTCCCATCATCCTTACCACGAACTTGTCTCTCGACCACATGAAGAAGTGCACCGATATTCGGTACAGCCGCATCTTTGACCGCCTGTTCGAGATGTGCTACCCGGTTGAGCTGACTGGGCTGTCGTGGCGCAAGCGCAGCGCGGTCCGGCAGTTCGATGAGATGAAGAAATTGTTAGGTGAGTGATATGGAGCTTATTGCAGAGATCAAGATTTTCTCGAAGGAAGACCGCAAGACGGTTGCCGGCATCCTCGTTGACAACGGATATACCGTTGGACCCGGCAAACGTCAGAAAACGCCGAACGGCAAGAGCGTGGACTACACGCTGAAGCTGTATGCCGATGGTGGCAGTGCAGAGAAATGACCGAGAGGAGAGCGTACATGAACAGCATCCAGTTCACCGTCCTTGGTGAGCCGTATGGCAAAGGGAGACCCCGGTTCAACAGGTTTACCGGGACTGCCCACACCCCTGAGAAGACCGAGAGCAGGGAAGCCCTCGTCGGATATGAATACCGCCGCCAGTGCGGTACATTCCGTTTCCCTGACACCGCGATGCTCGATATGCGGATTCTGGCGTACTACTCCGTCCCGAAAGGTGACAGCAAAGCAACGAGAGCTGCCAAGCTTGAAGGCTTTATCAGGCCGACCAAGAAGCCCGACATGGACAACGTGGTCAAGCTGGTAGCCGACGCTTTGAATCAGGTCGCATACCGCGACGATACGCAGATCGTGGACTGCCAGTGCCGCAAATTCTATTATGATGCCGAGATTGATGCCCCTGAGCGTGAAATCTGTTTGCCGCAATTCAAACACAAAATCATGTCTAACATCAAAA